GGTAACCAGAAATCTTCCATCATAGACATGAACTTACGATCATCTCTAACTTCACCAGTGTTAGCATCATATACTAACTTATTTCTATAACGACTCATTACCTCTCTGAGGTATTGTTCTGCTTTTACTTTTGGTAGATTACCTACATCAATGTAGAATATTCTTCTTTCTGGTGCTCTTGATAATCTGTATATAACAAGACTATCCTCAATCATTCTAAGCTGATTAAGTGCCTTAATTGCTTTATGAAGATATGAAAGGACATTTCCTTTATTTCTATCTACAAGACCAGAGGTTACATATGTAATAGAATCTTTTGCAATTCTAACACCTTTGGTTCCACCACCACTTGTTATCGAACTAGATGGGTATGCTGGAGTTGGGGTGTATATAAAATACTCTTCAATTTCAGGTGTTATTACTTTTTCGGGTGTTTGATTATTTGTATTTGATTGCATTGACATGCGATCATTTTTATTCTTCTTTTCCTGACGCACATAACGCATCTTCATAGGATCAATATATCTTATTTCTTTTATACCCTCTTCTGGTTTCTTTACATCAATTGCCTTAAAATAATATAATCTACCATCTACATACCAGTTTCTTAATATTTCATGAGATTTTTTATCAAAATCCATTATATCTTTAATGGTTTTGAATTCTTGCCTGATTGCTTTTTTTAGTTTATCACTTGCATTTAAATTTGAAAGTTCAATCTCAATTGGAGTGTCATAAAGATCACTAACAATTGCTTCATTTATTACATCCTCAATGGCACCATCACACTCTGGGTGTAATGCCATTTCACGATATCTTTTTATTAAATCGGATTCAGTTCTATAAACACCTTCGATGTCTACATAAGATCCGTAAAATCCACTAGTAATATAATTATCAACCCCGTCCTCATTATTTTGAGGAACGGGGGATATTACGGAAGGATTCTTTTCCTTCTTGTCAAGTGAAAAACCAAATAACCTGGCCATATTATAATCCGTGTTTATTTACTATTATAACATATTTATCCGATATTTTCACCGCCAGCCGCAGATGAAGTACCTTTATATGCTTCCCACCAGTGAACTTGCATTTCTACTGTAAACTCTTCTAGAGTATCTGTAGTTTCATAATTCAGATCAATAGTAGATAGATTAGTTGGAAATATATCCCAGAACTTATAAGATCTTAGGATTCCAGCATCACGATCTAATTGATGAACCATTGCATCTTTCTGATATTCATCAGGATTTTGCAATCCGCTTCCATCATCTAACTTGTTGATTACATTCATCCACTTTTCGAAAGCAGAACGAATGACAAAATCAGTATCGTTAATAACGGTGATTGTCCATGTTTCGAATGTTCTGTCACCAGCGATCTTTAAAATACGACCTCTGAACGGAATTTCGATTGGAGCAACTGTTGATGATGGGAGTGCTGCTGCCTTAACCAAAAACCTAGATTTTTGTAAGACATCATTCTCTATTGCAACTGCTGCAGGAAATGCTAGTTCCACCTCAAAGAGATTCGGCCTAGCTCCACCACCAGTTAACTTACTTTTAAAGTCACTGATCTTCCTTAGTGGAATACTGTTCTGTTGAACTCTACTTGGCATTGTTTTTGGACCTCTTAATTAATTAAACGTTACCGATTACTTCATCAAACGAAACGCCAGTTCTAGTGGCAACGAATGTAAGACCAATGAAGTTGATTGACCTTGCAGGCTTAATGTATATATCCGCAATGAACTCATTTGCATCAATTATAGCACCAGTGTTATTTGTTTCATCACAAATAACAACATAATCTGTGATTCCTCGTTTAGCCTGAACGTCACGTAGGAAAGGTTCGACAATGTTCACAAAGTTAGTTCTTGTGATTTCATCGTTGAATTCGAAGAGTTGATCTTTTGCTGCTGCAGATATTGCATCTTCTAAGAAGATAAACAATCTACGAACATTGATTCTATCGAATGCAGATGCTTTGGCGAATCCTGTCTTATCACCAAATAGGATTATTCCAGATCCTGGTGAGAAGATTACAGGGTTAACTCTTGCAGAATAAAGACGATCTCTTTGTTCCTTAGTAGGATTATATGCAAGTTTAATTGCATTTTGGATTGCTCCTCTTGCAGTTCCTGCTGGTGAGAACCAAGGGAACTGATTGATATCAGTTCTGGCACAAAGTCCAGCAATATCACCATTTAGAGGAATATATCTAAATGCACCTTCGAATCTATCAAACATATACTTGTATCCACTATCGAATACGGCATATGATGAAGAAGTCATAGGTTCATAGTAATTGATGACATTATCTGTAATGTCAGCATCACTCAATACTTGCACTGCATCTTGCTCAGAACTATCAGAAATCATTGCTCCTCTATAAGGAGAAATAAATGCGACTGCATCTTTTCTCAATTCTGCAACTGAAATCAATTTAGTTGCAAGTGCTCTTGCAGCATACTCACCACCTTTAGCAGATCCCATTAGAAGGAAATCTACATCAACATTAGTATCATTTTCGAAGAGTGTATAACCTCCTACTAGATCATCTAATCCACAATCAAGTGCTCCAGTTTCTGTTATGGTAGAAACTCCAGCATAGTTTTTACCATCTGCTATGGTCTGATTGTATGTTCCGATAGAATCGAAAATAATACCCTCTGCATCTTGATCCCATCCACCATCTGCTTCAAGTGTAAACCCACTTGTATATCCAGTTGTTACAATTCCTGATGGTGCACTGGTTCCATAGATGTACTCTGAATTAGTTTGTAGATACTGTCTCCAGTAAGAAGGTGAACCTACAGAGAATGTTGCATCCTTTGCCTTAGAAAGATTTAAATGCTTTTCAAGGACTGTTCCTGCATTACCACTAATTGTTCCTTTTGCGTCAATTACAACTACATGAACTTCATCAAATCTTCCACCTCGTGCAGATGCATACTCTGATGTAGTAGGACGTTCCGATAGAACATTCCACTTAATTGTATTAGTGGTTACTGCACCACCAACAGTTGCAGTAGAGATCTCAAGTTCTTGTGCGTCAAACCAGTCAGCAACTGCAGTGACAGAAGTAGATCCATAAGAAGTAGATTGACCATTAGTATGAATGGCAACTGCAACATCTTTACTAAACTTGTAGATATTATTATATTCTTGTACACTCTCAGTTCCTGCAGCAGAAACGTGACTTATCACTTTAGCTTCTACAGAACCACTGTTAACTTTAGTAATAACACCTTTAAAGTATCCGTCAATAACTTCAGTTTTACCAGCACCAGATGTTCCTGTCTTGGAAACCACTAGATTATCAGGGACTGCTTGTGTAAGTCCATATCCAACTACTGGTGCAGTTACAACAGCACTATTAGCACCAAAGTCGAATGTTGTGGTGACATCTACTCCAAAATTGGAAGTACCGCTAAGTGCAATAGTACCAACACCAATAGATGAAACTGTTGTTCCTTCACTAAGAACACCAGTAACATCGCATATTACCACTTGTCCTACAATGACTGATGATGTTGTAATTCCTATTGTGTTTGCAGATCCTACTATGGTACCACTTCTATTAGAAATTGCTGCAACAAAATTCTGAACCTGAGTGGTATTCATGGTCAGAGTCTGATCTGCTCTACCATCAATTATACCAATCTTAATTCCGTTTGACCAACTTCCAGGATTTCGTGCAACTATGTCTGCACCAGTATAAGTGTTAATATCATACCCTAATTCTTCGTAATGATCTACACTCTTAATTTTCACACTGGAAGCAGCACCGACAGTTCCGTTATAGAGACCCTGATCATCTGCTCTTATAACATTTAATTGTCCACCATATGCCAAATATGATGATGCGGTCAACCAAGTCTCATATTGCTTATCTGTACTATATGGTTGTCCAAATACGTTAAGTAATTCGTTTTCGTTGGCAATCAGTGTTGGTTCTCCAACTGGACCTTGTGCAAAAGGCCCTACTATTCCACCTATTTTATCGGTAGTAGGATCGACTCTTCCTATGGTTAAGTCTACTTCCCTTACCAAAATTCCAGGAGATGCTAAATTTAAAGGCATCTTGTTTTTCCCTCGCAGTCCAAATTTATCTAGAAATATTTATTAAATTATCTTTTTTACATGTATTTTTTCATCACATATAGTCCCACATGTATGATCTATCTCCATATTCATCTGTATGCCATCTATCTCCATCCTCATCAACAAAGCTATCCATGTCTTCAAATCCATCAGATATAAATCCAAAAGGTGCCATATCCTGTTCTATTTGATTTTTCTGTTCATCATAAATTCTTTTTCTGATGTCATTATCTGACATCTCCTTAAAATAATCCTGTGCCACTAACCATGCAAATATAACAAGACACATTGCTAGGTCATCATTACATCCCTCTTCTGCCTCAAACGAATTATGTTTTTGTGCAAATGTAGTTAACTCTGATATGATTTCATAATCACAAGTTAATAATTTATCATCCTCCATCATTGTCTTAAGATTGGAGCATCCCAACTTTTTAACTGCTGCAGTAGTTCTTACACCAAGTTGAGTCTTTTTACCTGAAAATCCTTGTCCGACTATTTGACCATTTCTTCCTCTCATAGAAGCCATTAACAAATTTTCATACTCAAGATCATACTGAAGAATACTTGCTACTTGATCTCCTATATCATTAACTTCTATTAATAAGTATGCTTGATTATATCCTTTTGCAACGTCAAGTATAATATTGGGGAATAGCATCGGTTTTACTTCATTATTCCTATATTTGGCAACCACCCTATATGGAAACTCGGTAGTGTCAAAAACAATGAATGCAGAATAGTCATTTCCCAATCCTCTTGCAACGTCAACAGTGATTATATAATTATGCTCTTTAACTGGATTTTCATAGATATCCAATCCAGCATTTTTTTTGATTGGTGGTTCAAATACAAGATTTTTAAGTTTTGTCGCACTAATAAGAGTATTAACAGATCCTAAGAATTCACACTCAAACTCAATTTTAAATTGTTGTTCTGATGTGTTTGCAATTGTTTGCTCTTTCCAAACAGCATCCCTACCAGGAACTTCACTCCAATGAACATCAGTAGGAACATATTCACTTTTACCCCTTTCACTATCGTGCCACATACGATAGAAGTGATTCATACCCCTTGGGGTAGAAACAATGATTACTTTAGTACTTTGTCCAGACGTAATAGTAGGATAAACAGAGGCAAAGAAGTCATCAGCAATGTGATTCGGGATGAAGGCGAACTCGTCAAGAAAGATGACATTATAGGAACCACCTCGGACAGCAGATGAAGACGTAGAGTTAGCAGAAATTTTTGATCCATTTTCTAACTCCAGTGATCCTTTATTCCAACTGATGATACCTTGTTGCATCCATGAAGGTAAATTTTCATATGCAAGTTGTAATCTGCCAAGTAGATCTCTAGCCGTGGACGCTTTGTTCGCCAGAACAGCAATGTTGACATTATCATTAAAAACTGCATAGTGTAAAAGATATGATATACAAGTTGTAGATTTACCTGTCTGTCGAGGCATCTTACAGATATTAAATCTATTTTCATGAAACCTTTTAATCAATTTCTCTTGGAAATCGTACATATTAAAAGGAACCAGTCCCTCATCAAGAGAAACGATTTTTATATACTGTCTAGTAAAATATATTGGATCTGCCTTACATTTTAAAAACTCAATAATCTGCTCCTCAGTAAACTCATGAGCAGTATTAGCTTTCTTTAAATTGGGATTACCAAGATATACATCATTACTATTATTCATAAAATTTAAACCTCAAATTCCAAATCATCTCTCCAATCGGAAATCTCAGGTTTTTTCATCTTAAATAATTGAGGCATTTGGTTTGGCCCAACAACATCAACAAATTCCACATATGGATTGCCATTAGCATCCTCTATAGTCACCCTTTCTTGATGATCATTATTCAAATCCATAAGATTTTATTAAGATTCCTTATTATTATTTAGAATCCCACTCTTTAACATCTTTGATAAGTCTGATGTAGACCCTACAAAAACTGCATTATTTGTGACTTGACTTGGACCTTTTGCCTTCTCTTCATCTACTTCTTTTACCTTTTTCTGCAATTCCATCAACTTATCAGTTGTATCGGCAACAGACTTAATAATCTGTCCTGCAACCTCATATGCTCTTGGACTTGCACTTTCACCAGCAAGTTCCATAATACCATTAAGAGATTCTTGTCCCTTCTCAATTAATGAATATAAATTAGCACGGGTATAATCATAATCTTGTTCTATATCATTCACATCTTTCAATCGATCTTTTCTTTTTACACAACCATTTTCTGGATTATCATTCACTTCAATAGCACTAGTAGTATTAAGTGCTTCATCAATAGGATCATAACTATTACTCATGATTAAATATCCTCTTGTCTTGTTGGACTATAAGTTTGATCTGCCTTTAATGAATCAGATGCAGCTGAAACATCCTGCCAACTTTCACTAAATCCAAAGTCATCAGCAGGCCCTGCATCTGCAGGATTAGGTGTTGCTGTATATCTCATTTCACGTTTAGCAGTCTTAAGATTCGTATCTGCATATAGATCAGTCTGAACTTTCTTAATAAGTCCACTTGTGGTCTCAGCAACAGGACCAAAGAGATAAGTCTTGGCAGTAAAATTTATAGTATAGATAAGTGCTCTTCTAGAAGTAAAATCTCCTTCATAATCATCCTGAAAAGATATGTTATCAAGAATGATAGGAATATCTCTCTTTTCTCCTATGGCACTTACTAAATCTACGGTTAAATTAAATGATGGTTGGAAATATGGTAATATCTGTTCTACAATCTGTAGTGCATCATCATTTAATTTAGTAAAAATATTTAATTCGAATCCTATATTATATGGAACAGGCATATAAACTTTCTTTAAATTTGTTCCATCAGATGTTTTAAAAGTTTGAGTGACCCCAACTTTTCTAGAAGCATCATAAGCAACATTATTCATCTCAAATGACATTCTAGGAAGTGTTATTTGAATGGGTTTATTTAAATCTGGTTGTTGCTCTAACCTAGCAAGAAACTTTTGTGCAGGTCCGTATGACAACGGAACTCTAAAGTCACTAAACGCAGAACCATCCTGCTCCTTATGCTTTATATTAATACCATTAAAAACAGTACCAAAAGCAATAATGGTTTTTCTAATTATCTCGTGATAATAATAAGTACCTAACATTACACACTACCAAATGGGTTTGACTCACTGAAATCAAGAATAAGATCTGCTTCGATCTCTATATCAGTATTCTGATCATATTTATCTAAATTCTCACCTTCTGGAACAGACCTGATACTATACTTAGCAGAAGATGCAGATCCAACAATAGTTTCTCCTCTAGTGAATACTCCACTTTCATTACCAACTCTAAGTACCATGGTATCAATATCCCAATTCTTAACTCTACCAGTTGTTCCACTATTTTGACCAGTAACAATCTCATTGAATTGATATGTACCAACTCCAGTAATTGATTGTGAAGCACCAAATGTGATAGTAGAAGTTCCTGTACTATATCCAATACCTGCATCAGATAAGTAAACTGCAGTGACAACTCCAGCATTACTAATAAACGCTGTTCCTGTAGCAGTTCCTACTCCTGATGATGGAGTACCAAATGTAACCGTAGGAGCATAACTATATCCAGCACCAACAGTTGTTAATCCAACAAATGAAATACCAGCACCAACTGTAGTCAAGCTTGCAGTTGCCGCAGCTCCGACTCCATGATAAGTTGTGACTCCATTAGTTGCAGTTGTTGCTGCACTTACAATAGTGACGGTTGGTACTACAGTATATCCAGAACCAACATTTGTAATTAATAATTCTTTGACTGAATATATGTTACTTACAGATGTGGTTATGGCAACAGCAGTTGCATTATCTCCTGTTGGAGAAGTTGTTATTGCAACTGTTGGATTCTTAGTATATCCATAACCATCATTATTAAGCCAAAGTTTTTGTATGTATCCAGAATTAGCAGATGTAACTGCACTTCCTACTGCATTTGTCCCCAAAGAGAATAGAACCAAATCAGTGGCAAATCCTTGATCCTCAATGGTTTCATCAATTTCATCAATACTAGTATCAATAACCTCATCCTCATATTCGAAGAGTTCGCATTGTAATTGATAAACGTAATTCTTACCTAATTGATAAAAAGGTTTTTCATGCTCTACAAATTTAACTTCAAATAGTCTTTGACCTAAAGGAAAATATACTAAATCTCCTTCCTCAGGTCTTGTGGAAACTGTAATGTCACTATCAGCTGCCATAAATGGTGAAATAAAATCCTCAAACCTCTCTTTTGATATTGTTAATGTTAATTCATCTTTTAGACTAACTCCAAACTTGGTCATTATATCTCCTTGACCATCATACCCTTCATAGGTATTCACATAAGCTTCCAACAGAAAATTATCATCAAATTTTGATGCCGTTACTTCTCTAAAGATTGTTTTCTTATTTACAACTTTTCTGGGTATATAAGTTACTTCTACACCATAAATTGTAAGTTGCTCATTGATTAAATCCTGAACAAGTCTTTGCTCACTTTGTGAACCTTGGAGAAAAAAGGGATTTAATGCCATTATCCTATCGCATCAAGTGGTGGTAATTCGTATTCAGTAGCCATTTTCTCTTTAATATATTCCAATTCTCTTTGTGCATCATCATATATTTCTCTTCCATTTAATTCTAATCCACCAGGAAGTTTTACTCCCTTAAATTTGATTAAATTCATACCCCATTGACGTTTAATCAATTGAGTCAAATAGAGTTTAAGGAACCTATCATTATATACTTTTGTATATGATAGAGGGTCTAATGCTCTCCAACAATCAAGAACCAGATAAGTACCAGCAGTTTGAGCTGCCCAATCAATATCCATGTATAATCTATCTTGTCTTTGATTAAATCTTATTTGTTTATCTGTGGTTAAAAGAAAATCAATATCTTCCAGATATGTTTTAACCATAGAATACTGAAGTAATTCAATTGAGTTAAATTGATACAAATCATTTAAAAATAACTGATATTTAATACTAAACATTCCACCCGAAATAGAACTAGTATCAAACTTAAATATTTTTTCTACACCAATTACTGAATCTGGAACCTGAAGGAAATTAGAATTCTCATACCACTTAGTTGTGATAGTTCCAATTCCACTGACAGAAGTTGATTCTGCGGTAGTGGTTACAATACCCACTCCAGTGGTACCAGATGCTTTTCCTCTATCAATCTCTTCCTGAGTAATTTGATGCTTCAGATACATTCTCTCAACACCATCATAATGACGTTCATTAAATAACTGAAGTGCATCATCAAGCAAATCATCTATTTGATCATCAGCGACATTAATTTCTAATACTGGAGCACCAAGTTGTCTCTTACAGTAATCTATTAATCCTTGTTTGGTACTTGGTTTAGCCATTAAAATGAGCCTCCATCTATAAGTCCTGCAGTTAATGTTCCATCAACAAATACATTCTGTGCAAATGTTGCGATTGCTCCAAAAGTAGAAATTCCAGCAGTTACAATTAATCCACCAGTCGTAGCTCTAAATCCCTTTCCAGCAGTGATAATACCTACAGAATCAACATTTGTTACATCTTCATAGGTTAATGTTCCTGCTATAGAAACATTACCATTAAATTGAGCATCACCAGCAAAGGTAGATACTCCTGTGATATTTAGACTAGTGGCAGTTACCTCATCAAATACTACATCATCTAAAACATATAAATCTCCACCAACATACAAATCACTACTAGTAGTAACAATTCCTGTAAATGTAGAAACACCAGTAACATTTACTCTAGCTACTGTTAATTCAGTAATTCCTGTAATCTTTGTTTTATCATTTCCTTTTATAATTCCATTCGTTCCATCCGAATATACCTGCAAATCATTTCCATCACCAAATGTTGCTTGTGTTAAATCATAGAATTTTAGTTTACTGGTAGCCTGATCCCATAATGCATTATAAGCTGCACCTTTAAATTGTACATCTTGATTAAATGTAGTAACACCAGCAACTGTTAAACCTGTACTTAATCCAACATGACCAACAAATGTGGAAATACCAGAAGCATTTAGAGTTGTTACATTTGTTGGACCAATATTATATCTTTCTGTTCCAGTTCCAACAGTTCCATTTAACTGTGTATTAACTAATTCATACCAATTACTAGAATGTGCAAAATAGCCCTTCCCTCGTGCATGAACATGTGCAAATGCACCATGGTATGTACTAGCTGATGGTAAATCGCTAAAATTACTGTATAAAAATGGTATTACATTACTTGTTGCAGCACCAACAATTCTTCCACCAAATGTAGAAATACCTGATATATTAAGTCCAGCAACAGCATAAATTCCGTTTGCAGAACTAAGAGTTAATCCTGTACCAACATTAATAATATCATTATCACCATCTAAAGTTAAACTGGTTGTTCCAACCGTTAACATCCCAGAGACTTGTACATCTCCACTAATATTTAAAGTGGCAATTGTACCAACACCAGTTACATTAAGATTTCTACCATTAATTTCATCATAGGTAACATCATCCCTTACATATAAATCTCCACCAACATATAAATCTCCACCAGTAGTTGTAATACCACCTAAAGCAGAAAGTGTAGATATTCCAGCAACATATAAATCTGAACCTAATCCAACTGGGCCAGTTAAAGTAGTAATTCCAGAATTAATTATTGATGTTACAGATGCAATACCACCCTTTACATTAGTAGCATTTACCGCCTGTTCAGCCGTAAGCGATCCACCAAAAGCACTAGCAACTACTTTTACCGCATTTTGTTGGCCAACTCTGACTTTAATATCTGGCATTATCTCGTTACCCCTTCCCTTATAAGAACAGATCCTTCAACTACAAGTTCTTTCGTATCATTAATAGTAATCAATACATCATAGACATGTCTACCTGGAGTCAGTGCCGCAGTTTCTGTAGAAGTTAAACTAACAAGAATCTTTCCCTGTGTAGCAGGATTAGGAATAGCAGTGGTAAAATCTGTGGCAGTTGCAGAACCTCTCCACTTCCTAATTTGGGATGTAACAGTATATCCAGTCAAATCAAACGCTGAATCGTCATTTCCCTCTAATGTAAAAGTCTGAGAAAAAGTACTCCCTGTGTTTATTACTAAATTACTCGTATAGACTGCAGCCATTAATTCTCACAGAATCTCTATATTCCTATTTAGGCATTGTATCTGTTAACTGTGTAAGTAGAAGTTTCAATTCATCAATTTCTTCTCTCAGTTTATTTAATTGATCTTTATCTGATTTAGTGGTAGATATAGATCTCAATCTTTGTTTGTAATGAGAACTATTAGTATTAATAATAGCTCCCGTATTTTCGTCACGATAAAGATGTGAGTGTCCCTCAACTCTTTGCATTATTTTAAAGCAATTGTACGTAAATCAGTGATCCTTGGTTCTTGTGCCTGATTGGTTCCAGACATTACTATCTTAATTCTATATCCTGTAAATTCACCAATATTATTTGCAGTAAATTGATATTCTAAAAATTCATTAGAAACACTAGCAGAAACAAATGCATCAGGAAGTCCACTATTATTAGCAGAATCTATTACTTCATCACCAAAACCATTTTCGTCAGTATCTCTCAAATTATCATAACCAGGGAATAGAGTATATCTTTGATCTAATGTATTAGAATCTTTTTTGACTAAAGCATAAAGAACTCTAAAATCAGATGAAGCAGGTCTATTTGCAGAAAGAATAACCTTTAATGAATCAGCAGGTTTTTCCAAATTAATTATATTTGAGACATAAATCGCACTATGATCATCATATAAAGAAGTTTTTACTAATGCATTAGTTGCATAATCAGAAACAGGATTATTTAACCTATTGCTTCTAAATTCTGTTTGTGCACGTCTTAAGTTAATTACTGGAGAAACACTCTCATCGGAAGTTTTAAATTCTATAGCAGTAGTGAATGATTTATTCCTATCAATATTATTTAAATACTCATTTTCATTAACCTTAGAACATATAAGTCTTGGTGTGGTTAATTGATTTTCTGTATTTAACTGAACTGGTTCAAATCCTTGATCTTGGAATGAAACTTCATTTCCACCAATACTAGTTCCACTTACAGTTCTAATTGATGCCGTTGCTTCAGTAGCACTTGATGGAGTACGTAAATTATAAGTTGGAACCAGTGCATCGTACTGTATATTCTTAGTAATATGAACTGAGTCTCCACCTAAGAATTCCTCATTATCAAATGATAATTGCGGTTTACCAGTAGAATCAGATGATCTATCAACACCATTTGCAGATCTATCAATCTCAATATAATAATCATCAAATCCAATATTATGAGATGATATAGTATGTTCCTTGTTTATTCTTCTTAGAGAAACACCATTAAGTTCATACTTCTCAACATAAGTTCCTGCATCATGAGGTATAATTTGAGTAGAATCGATTCCTCTTCCACTAGAAGCAATAGTCAAAGTTCCTTCACCAATAGAACTATAACCAATAATTTCATCACTAATTCTTACATATCCAGGATTAGTACCACTAACTACAAGACCCTCAAAGGTGTCTAATCCAGTAGTAGATCCTACACTAATAGTATTTGCTTCTGTCGTCGTCAATGCCACACCCAAATTAGTAGAATTACTATTTCCTCTAACATCCGTGACAGTTAATTTATTGTTTGTTGCATACATTCCATGATCAAACTGTGAAATGTAGATATGTTTTCCATCATTTGGAGTTCCATCTTCTACCAAATTTCCATCGTATAAAGTACCAACAACTTCTTGGATATTTCCACCGCCATCAGTATATCTAAATGCTCCATTATTAATAAATCCTCCACTAGCAGCAGTTCCTTTTATATTAGTCAAGAATAGGGTATCAATTCCATCAGTTTTATTAATAACACTAAGGAGTGCACCAGTACCTGTACCAGATCCAGAAGCACCTGCAGTCACAATACCAACAACATCACCCTGTCGATATCCAGTTCCATTAGCAGTGGTTACTATACCTGTAATGGTTCCATTTGCATCAACAGTAATATTACCTTTAAATCCTTGACCCTTTCCAGTAACTGCAAATGTTTCAACAGCAGATGCAACTTCATAACCAGTTCCACCAGTAACAATTCCCACACCTTGAGCAGAACATCCAGTATCTACAATGGTTGCTGTAACTTCATCATCAGTAGCTCCGTTAATGATGGTTCCCCCAGTAAATGTCGAGAATCCAACAGTAAGAGTATCAATTTTAATTTGTCCAGTTTTTGGTAATGTTACAATTGGATTTGATCCAAGATGAGCATCAAAACCATTACTAGAATTTAAAGTAGGATTTGCAAAGAAAGCAGTACCACTATTTACAAACTTTGCTTTATATAATTTTAACTTCATATCCTGAAGTTGACTTGGTTCCCAAATCGAACCATTTTGTGATTTAAATAAACTACCAAGAGCCCATTGCTCAGAATAAATCACAGCAGATGCATTAGGAAGATCTTGTGATTGTTTTGTAGGTTCATTCATCGTGGCAACAAATACTTCAAACTCCGTACTAGTTGGAGCAAGAAGAACAATCGCATATTCCTGACCAGGACCAAGATAAATTGGTTCTGGGAATTTAACATTCGTTGCAACTGAACCATCAGTTGAAGTTGTAATTTCATTTGGAAGTAATGTAACACCTCTTCCAAGTCTATTTCTTGTAGGAGTTCCTAACTCCATAGTTCTAACTTCAACTGTTACTGCTTTATTAGTAGTACTCTTATTGGCAAAGAATAAATCTACAGATGTTAAGAATATACCATTATCATCATCACCCAAAGATCCACTAGAATCAGGTGCTTCTATATTTGCACCAACACTGAAAGATTGAGCTAAAGGATCCCAATAATCACGTACAGTAACATCTTGATCTTCAATCTCAATAATAGAACCTTCTACATTAAGACTACCAACAGACCTATACCTAACAACTGATGATGAAATTAAATTACTTCCAGTAGCAGGCCTTGCATTAGTCGAACTACTTGTAAGTTTATAAGTCTTTGTTCCAGTTTCAATTGTGACACTTGGTGGTGGAGTTGTATGTGGATCACGAAGGAAGAAAGAACCTTGGACTTCTCCAGCACCATCTGGTTTCAATTGTATATTTTTAACGTAAGCAACTGCTCCACTATTCTGTCCAACCAATCTTGTTTGATTAGTGATATATCCCTTATATAAACCCTGTGCTTCTGCAGATAATGCAATGATATCAATATTTAATACTTTTGAAGTACTGGTATAAATTGCTTGTATATTTTCAGTAGGAACATATGGATTGTCGGTGTATATTTTAGTAGGATTTCCAAAAGGCCCTTCTTTATGATTAGATGTCGCAACTCTTGCATTAAAGATTTCTGTTGGTCCACTATGATTTGTATCAATATAACCCTTCACTTCTTCTCCCACTTGAAAAGCAGTAGAAGAACCATAATTGATTCTTTCCGCATCACTTGCAATTTCGATTAACTTTGGAATAACATCTACATTACCATTTCCATCAAGGAACTGATAATGTCTCTCAAAAGGTCTTAATCCAGTGGCATAGAATGAAGTATTTCTGGATCTCATTAATCCATCTTCACCACTGAATACGACACCATCTCTAAGAGTAATTGATCTATTACGAACAGTATATTCATCCACACGAAGTCCTGCAGAACTTCTAACTTCATTAGCACTAGAATCAGTATTAATCGTTGATTGTAAACCAGAATTTTGTATATCACTTACAAGAGTATTAAAAGTATCTGTGTCAAGATTTGATAAATTTAAATGAGATATGGAAGATCCATACTGTCTACTCCATGTTGTACTTGCTGCATTGATATCAGCAATTCGAGCTCGAATTGCTTCTCCTTCAGTACCTACATCTTGTTGTATGGTTCTACTCCATGAATCAGATTCTGGACTTAATGTAATAGTTCCTGATGTGAAAGAAGCTACATGAAATGGATTGACATTTTCTTGTCCTGTAGCAAAGGACTGCTCTATCCATGAAACTTCATCATATTGTAAAGTAACAGCATTTCCAGTCTTCTGAACATTTGAATCATATAAAGGATAATCTGTTCCAAAATCTAACTCTTCATCAACCGTACTTATAGCAGGTAAAAGTAAATTACTAAGACTATTTCGAGTAACTAATGGTCTAATTACTCTATTGCCCGTATCAACAGTTATACTTGATTTTCCTAAATCGACATTAGTATCAGTAATAAAACTATCTACAAAAAATCCACTCTTAAATCTATTTCTACCATAAGCATCTTCTATATTCATTGCTTCAGTACTAACTTCCAATAAAGATAAGGTAGTTACATTTTCTAAAGATTCAATTCTATTTTCCAACTCTCCAATATCACGCATTGTATATCTTCTATTATCTGCAAGAGTTATTTGTGCATGTCTTGGATTATAAAGGTATGGTGGCAATATAATATCAGCCACTAACATAGAATCATTAGAACTACTTGGTGGATATGGATTTTTAGCAGATTGTCCCTTTACTAATTGTAATTGACCTCCCACATCCAAATATACTTTATCAATTCTTCCAAGATAATAATCATATCCCACTAAAGTATTTTCATTTGTTGTAACTATGAATTTAGGAGTATTTGCAAATCCAGTGGTTCTACTCTGGAATGAGAATGGTGATGAATCAGTAGCAGTAAATGGAGATACTCTTGGTCTAAAGTCCAAAGTATCAGTTGCTCTTATTCCACTATTACCAATCAATGGAATATCATTCGTATATCTATCCCCACCATAACTCAATATAGAGAATACATCTCCTGTATCATCAACAGGAACATCATAATAGTCTATTATAATTAATAATTGTTTTGATGGTATGGAAGTATTTTTTCTTCTAATAATTCTTGAATAATCATAATATTGATCTCTTTGTCCTTTATCAAGATAAAAAGAATTTGTAATATCACTATATTGACCATCAGTAACTTGTGAATTAATACTCTCAATGCTAGTCTGAATATTTGATTCTAAAAATGTAACCTCTTCATTTACATTAAATACTCTCTCATTAAGATAGACTATCCCCAGTCTATTAGTTCCACCAGCTGATGGTGTCGAACTATTATTTGTAACTACTCTTGCAATAGTACCAGAATCCTTTCCGATAATATTTTCTCCAATTTTTGCATTAGCTAAAACATTTGCAGATGAAGGAAATTCTACATGATCCAAAGTAGGTGCATTTGTATCAAGAGATTCATAGACTACCAATACTCTCGAAACATCAGCAACATTTAAGGATATAGATTCATCCTGAACTCTTAAACCATAAGCAGTGCTATTATATGTCAACCCATCATTAAGATTGGCAACAGAACTACCAGACCCTACAAAGTTTGATTTATCTACGGTAACTAACTGACTTCTTTGATATTCCTTTACTTTACTCTGAATTCCTTGCTTCTCTGCAGTTACACTAATTACAGTATTAGCATCAGCATTACCTACAGTTCCTAATCCAGCAAGACTTAAAGAAGCACCTCCACTCAATAACTCAAATTTATCAGCAGTGACTGTGGCAAAACCAGCAGTACTACCAAAATGAACTGAATATTGACTAATACTATAAGGTTCGAAAAATGCAGTTGATATAGCTACACCACCACCATCTTTAACTGCACTTATAGAAGCAGTACCACCCATTCCAGATAAAGATTGTCCTGTTAATTGTGCAGAAACAGTTAAATTAGAACTAGAAAAATCTACAGAAGAAATATTTCTTTCTGGAAGTACTCCATATAAACCAACATCCCTAGAATCTAAAGATGAGACAGCTTGGAATATCGATGATCTAGTAGTATTATCAACACTTCCTCTATATACTCCAGCAATAGAAGAAACCGCAGCAAGAGGTAAGTTTCTACCACCATCACCAACACCAGTTATTACATTATAATTAACATCACTTTGACTTGCACCTTGATACGTGAGTATATCACCTGCTTTAATATTAGTAAATATTTTTCCAGGACTTTCAAGTTTATTACCACCACTTATATCACCTTGAGTAATTCCATTAGGAAGAGGAATCTGTTGTAAAAGAGCATCTGCTTTAAAAGATTGAGTATATGGACTTACTGCAGTCTGCTGAATAGATTTAACATCTCTAGGACTAAACTTAATAACCTCTTTAATTAAGTTTCCTTGTTTTTCTTCACCATTAATGATGATTGGTTCATTCTTAAGATATGTTCCGTTAGTACCATCGACATTTATCCAGTTTGTACTTATACCTACCCCAGAAGCAAGAGCAATATTGGTTCCATGAGAAACGGAATATCCTTCAGCTCCACTATTTCTACCTTTTATATGATAACCAGTAGTAATTCCAGAGGATGTTAAACTATCATTTAATGCAATTCTATCAAACATCTGAACATCATAAAGACGCAAATCCCAAGTACTTCCTTGTCCATTAGATTGATATGTTCTAGGAGTGGCAGAATATACTCTTGCCTTTCCTATAATTCCTACAATACTAGTACCTTGTTGTAATTCTCCATATAAATCAATAACTTCTCTATATTGTGGTTGACCTTCAAGATTATTAACAACTAAGTTATTCCCCATATTGAAAGGAACACTTCCTGTGGTTGTTTTTGTATCTCTTGGTTTAGCTACATCCAGAATAGAAGTACTATCTGTTGTTATATCATATCCTTTTACATAAGCTTCACCTTCAGAAATTTTAACACACATCAAATCATCTGATGGAATATTACCACTTTCAGTTCTTTGATTGTCATAATATAGTCCACCATTACCTAATCTATCATTTAATGAATTGGAAACATTAACAGTAAAAGGTTGTAAAGCATAATTTCCAGATTCTTCATATGTTCTTTCTGCAAGGTAATCTCTAATTATATTATACTGAGTTTTATTATTAATCTTCTTAATTTGTCCACCATCAGTTCTTGCAATTTCGATAAAATCAGTATCATTTTTATCTGTAAGTATTTTTTTAGATAGAGTTAAAGAAATTTTAAGTCTATCAGCACCTGGTGCAGCATAATTTGTAAATCCTTTTGCATTATCATATAAAGAAGGATCATCCTTAGCACCTATTATTATTTCATCAACTTTTAATCCAATTCTATAAGAAGGAGTATTATTATAATGATCGAGAATTATGGTTTGTTTATCTACATTTACAAAGGTTCCTCTAACAAAATAAACACCCTTTGCAATAGATGCAGCAGAACCAATAGATGTTGCAGCACTAGCTATTAAGGTTGCAACGGACGTTCCTGCATTAATAGTAGTATTTCCATATACCAAACTTTCTTTTACTAATAATCCTTCACCATCCACAAATTTAATTTTAGTCGGATCATATATACCAGCACTCTCATATTTTACATATATTGTTATATCTTCTACATCACCACCATCAGGTAATGCAACAAATTCTACAGTTGCTGATACACCAGTAATTTCTCCCTCTACAACTTTACCAATTAATTCACTAGTATAAAGAGTTATATCAATGCCAAATTGAGTGGCATTTAATTTTACGGCATCATATGCAACATCAATAGTTACCCCACCAGGTATGACCTCAGATCCCTCTTTAAACATATGAGATCCAAATTCTTCTACCTGATTTTGAAGAATGGACTGTAGAGATGTTAATTCTCTAGCTTGTACTGGAAATCCTGGTTTGAATAAGACCTTGTAAAAATTATTACTTGGGTCGAAATCATCATAATAGGGACTGATATTTAAATCTTTTTTCTGTGCCATGTTACTTTAAAATTCCAGGATGATTTTGATGTCTTCTTTTTGCCTACTGTCTCTAGTGACTTCTTTTCGATTGTCAATATAGATGACATCGCCAGTTGTTTTATTTATCTCAGGATCAGCAAGACCGCCTGTAAAATATACCCCAAGATCTATTTGTTTATCACCATCAGTTACTGTTCTTCCAGTAAATGCTACAGAAACATTAACATCAGAAGGGCCGCCAGCTGCAAACACAATACTAGATGCATTGGTAGACTGAAATCCTAATACTTTAGCATCTGTACTAACACCAATATAATCAGTCTGATCTACATTATTTCCAAAATATAGGGATCTATCTTGATAATACTTTAAAACACCAGTCTGTTTGTCATAAGAAGCAACATACGCTTTAGCAACACCAGTAGTATCGGTACGTATTTGTTCTATTTTACTTCCTATAACAAGAGATGAACTATCAAATCCAGAAGGGTCAATTTTAATTGCACCTAAAGATGAGTACTGACTACCAGTAAATATAGTATTATTATTGGTATATGTTGTTGGATTTTTTACAATTCCAACCTCAGAAAATTTCGTGTCAGTTGGAAAGTCCTTAGTCGAATCATCAAATCTTGCATAAACTAAAACTCTATCAGCACCCAATTCTTTATAGATGTCATATCCATGACCTCTAGAAGGAGGTATAATAGGTATTAATTTTGCAGGAGTAGATAACGTGCCAGCTGGTTGAAGAAGTCTTAAATCAACAATACCATAAGTATAACCACTTCCACCCGCAGTAACTACGGTAGAAGTAATAACCCCACCTGAAGTAGTAACAGAAACCTTTCCTCCAGTACCATCACCCAATATATCTAATGTTATAGTATCACTAGTAGTATAACCAGAACCACCATTCTCAATATAAACCGTTTTAATTTGATTTTGGTTTATATCGGAATCAGCTGCTTCTCTGACATTCTGAATTTGAGAATCTGTTGAGGTTGCCCAATCATTAGGAACAACAATATATTCGGTAGAATCAAATTTTACAATATCACTGGGTGATATGGAAAATAAGAATTTCCAAATATAACCATCATTACTAGTTCCAGCAGCAGAGGGTTCCAAATCCGTAAAGGTTGGTTCATCTTTAGATTTATTACCTTTAGCAGTTATAGAATCAGGAGCTCCCGAACTACCATTTTCTATACAAATATAAACATTATAATCACTATTAACTACAAAATAATTTGCATCATATAATCTTCCAGTCTGAGAATTAGGTGCTTTATTATTGACACTATAGTCATGCCTATACATATCATAATAAGTATTTTCAGTCCATTCAACTTTTCTTACAACTCTTCTTATATTGTTACTAACAATTCTTTTCCCAAAAAGAGAAGTCTCCCCATATTGAGATTCGTACTGAAAATTATCAGTTGGATTAGGAGGGCCAGATGCATCATTCCAAGTTTCTGATCTACCAAATCCAGGACTGGGTGATGTAGGATTACTGAGTCCTAGAAATACATAATAAGAATTATTAGTATCTAGTACGGAATCTACAAAATTACCTGCATTAAATATTCGGAATTGATCTGTTACGACAGCAGACATATTAATAGTTTTTTAGATATTTATAAGAGTTTATAAAGAATTAATTTGGTTCAATTCCACCAGTGTCTCTAATTCCCTCACTTCTTCGTTGTAATGTTGGGAAAGTGGTCAATCCAGAATTAACAGTATAGTTACTAACTGCAAACCCGACTGGTGAATTTCTGGTTAAAGTTCCAGACAATCTACCCCATGATATTCCTCCTATTGGCACAGTTCCAGTTGATGTTATTCCAGCATGATTACCGAAATACTCAACGTTACATGTTATAAGTCCAACAGCAGTTGGTGAATTGGCAGTTCCTGTAAAGGATATCTGAGCAACACGATAGATATTATCTAAGAAGGTTGTTCCGACTCCAACTATACCATTACCAGATTCATAAACAGAACTTACTCCAGATCCAACTTGTGTATCAAATACAGAAATAGGATATCCTACACTTAAATCAGTCCATGCACCCGTAGCAATACCAGTTACATGGAATTTGATAGCAAGAGTTGATCCAACACCTCCTGCTGTTCCAATACCAGTTACAATTCCAGAGAATCCCTTAACAGAAGTAATATTAGTAATTAATTCAGATTTATATGAAGGAAGAGCAGCAATTACTTGAGGTGGATTTGTAGTTGTATAACCCAATCCAATTCCTGTAATTATTGGAGTTCCTGTAAGAACTCCATTAGTTACTGGAACAGTTGCTGTTGCAGTTAATCCTACACCAACTGAACCATCTGGTTTAATGAAGGTGCCTACACCAACTGGTGGTGCAGTAATAGAAACTGAAGTTGTTGCCCCAACATAACCAGATCCACCACTAACAATAGTGAGTGCTGAAATAGTTCCAGCAGGAGATACTGTGGCAGTCAATGCAGCAGCAACGGGATTGGTGTTATCTACAATAAATCCACCAAGAGGAGATGCAGAAGGTATGACATCATATGCAAATAAATCTGCATTATCAAGATATACTACATTATCAGTTGTTGAGAAGTTGCTAATAATCTTTGCAGTTGGGAATATTAATGATTCTAAAGCATCTCTAGATTTATAGATTATTTGACCATTAATAACTCTATCAATTTTCTGTTTAGTCCAACTTAATGATTTTGGTCTAGTATCACTAATACCATCTCCAGTATATAAATTAGTTTCGATTACATCTGATCTACTCAAATCAGCAATAAATCTAGAAGTTTGATTAACTTCTGTAGGTGGATTTTGTTCGGTGATTTTCTTCATCTGAACACTATCACCTTCCTTAAGAGAAGGAATAATATTAGTTACTAATGAAGTATCAACAGATGGACTTCCCTGATAGAAGAATATTGCGACATCATCTACATCTTTAGGAGCTTCTGTAAATACAAAAGATGTACCACCATCAAACTCATAAGCAACTCCTGGTTCCTGAATAATTCCATTAACAACAATGAATAATGCATTAGCAAGATTCATATATGGGAAATCAGGATTTTCTGGCAATTCAAAACTTAAGAGATCTCCATCATATTTTAAATCAAATCTCCTCTTACTTCCATCCTGTAAAGGTTTAATACTATCAATATAATCCAATTGTCCAAATTGCCATGCTGCAAACGGATCATTATATACGTCCAATACAGTAAATTGACATTCCTCTATAGGACTGGAAAGACTAGCATCTGTAACTAATCCTACAGGAGCAAAGACATCACCACGTTGGAATGCATATCCATTTCTTGCTATTTCCCACTTGTTCACTGCAAACTGTGTAGATCCTACACCAACAGTAGAAGCTGCTGATACTTGTAAATCTAAAAGTAATCCAACTCCAGTATCTGTGGTAGTTCCACCTGGAACTGATAATCTAGATATTCCAGTAACTCCTAAACCAGCGTATGATGGTTCAGGGATGTTGATAACTGGATTCTGGTAATTGGTACCACCAGCACCAATAGTAAAGGTTAGAGTTCCACCAATACCTATCGTGGCTGTAACCGAACCACCTGAACCAGCATTCTCACCAACGTATACGGTAAATGTATTTGTATCATAAGCAGTTATAGCGGTTGCTATTCCTGAGATGCGATCACTTGCTCTTGGATAGGTGTGCTCAGTTGCATAGTTATCTTTAGAACATGTAAGAGTAATCTTATCATTAGCAAATGTTACAGTATCACTAGTGGTTTTTCCATGATTAGGTAAAGATACCACCAGATATCCAGTTGCTGGATTATAATCAATATAAGAAGGTGCAGTGGTATAACCTACTATAGTACCTGATGCAGCACTTACAAACTTATGAGTAAATGGTATATCTGTGACTCCAATAGAAACCGTATCACCATAATAACCAGATCCGAGATTAGCATCTCCATACCAAGGCATTACACTACCACCACCAACAAAAGTATGAGGTATTGAGTTAATTCCTACTTCAGTTGTAAATTTATTTGTAGCAGCAATACTTACGATTGTATAATCAAAACTTGTGCTGCCCAATCCTACGGCGGCATATGGGAAGATATTACTTGTTGTTCCTGAATATCCACTTCTAATGATAATTGCCTCTGTACCAATACCTACAAATTGATGAACACTAGTAGTTCCAACATTAACAGTAATAGTACTATTAGTTGTTGCACTAATAGGTGTAGATATTCCTGCGATTGGATCAGTACCATGACGTGGATAAGAATGATATGTGGCATCAGCATCAGCATCACAAGTAAATGTCAAGGAATCAGTCTTAATTCCAATGAATTGACCTGCTGCTAGATAATGATCACCAACTGTCAATACTAAGTCACCTGTGGTTTGATTATAATCAGCATCATATACATTGAATGATCCACTGCAAGTAAATTCTAATCCTGCAAGTTTTACCTGATCTACAATTCCAACCTCAAAATTATGTGCATTTTCAGTAGTAATCTCTAAAGATCCAGTTTCATTATTATAGGATGCAGTTGTGATAGAATTACTTGGGCCTGTTGCAGCAGCACTGACAAGACTTGTAATGGTACCATTAGCATCAAGTTGTGGATAAACTTGTGCTGGTACTAAAGGAGCATATCCTCTACCTGGTGTGGATCCTAAAGATATTATTACTCCACCTCTTGGTAACTGATTTTGATTAATATCATTTTCATTAATACTTATTGGATCCCCAACATTGGTAGAAATACCAGTAAACATTATACTAGTGGTACCAAAACCTACACTAGAATCTAATATTTGATAGTTATTTTGTGGGTTATTTTTTGCTGTTGGTCTTTGGTATATTCCATTAATTAGTGCAATACCATTACCACCAGTAGTTCCCATACCAACTACAGGAGAATCGTTAACCTTTAACTCAAAGTTTGTAGCAATTCCACTAAACTCACTAGAAACATCATCATATATTTTGTTACTAGTATAATCATTTCTTAGGAAAACCCTTCCATTAAAGGAGGAAGTTGGCCAATCCAAATTACTACTATCTTTGATTACTTGAGGATTTCCTCTTGGAGGTTCTGTAAACCAAATATCTTGACCAACAATTCTATATGTACCCTTATAAAGTTGGGCAGTTGTTGTGTTAGTATGAGCAGTTGCTGCTGATCCAACAAAACCTCTCTCAACCTGAACTAGAGTAGTTGATCCTATTCCAACTGTAATAGGCCCACTAGTTTCCGTTCCTATTCCAATATCAAGAACTTTCATATATTCATCATCAACTTTTAATATATCAGTAGGAGCTAATGATGATATTCCACTAAGAGAGAATATAGTCGCAGTAGTTCCTATACCAACACCACCCAATACAGATTCTGGGTTATTTTGTAAAGTATGACTAACAGGAGAAAATGCTAATGGTGACTGAATTACATCATTAATTGATAATACTGCTTTAGTGTCAGCCTTTGCCATTGCAAATTGATGAACATTTCCAGTACCAACTCCGACAAATGTGACAGCTGCTCCTGCTCTTGTCGTTGATATGTAGAAACTGTTAGCATCGTTTCTAATAGAAAACACTGAAGATGGAAGTTGATGATGATATGCACCACTTTGATATTGCATTGCAGTGCTTCCAACACCAACAAATGATACTCCAGGTGTGTATATTAACTCTTCATTTGTTCTGAATAAATGTTTGTCAATACTAAAGAGTCCTGTAGCAAGATTAACGACACTAGAATTAGGATCAAAGGTTTTTGCAAAAATTGGTGTTTTGTCATGATTTAATGTGAAATTCGTTCTATCAATTCTTAATCCATTAATAGCATTATAATAGTGTGCATTAATAGACTCATTTGCTTTACCATATTCAAAGTCATTAATCAGAGGGATATTATCAGTGTCAATATCAGTATACACACCTAAAGTAAGAGCATCTACCTGAATACTATTTGATGCATATCCACTTTCTGGTGTAAATGATAATGCAAAAGTACCACCACTTAATACTCCAGTAAAGACTCCAATAGGATTAACTGTTCCTATTCCAGCATTAGACAAGAATGGGCCAGTTTGTACAAAAGTATTAGTAGTATCATGGTTAAATTTAACCTCAGATACAATTCTTGTAGATCCGACACTAACCTGAACTATAGATTTAGCAGCATTAAACAAATTCGAATCAAATTCAACAATACTTGTTGTTCCTACTCCAACTGCATAATTGGATTGATAAAGTGCACTTCTTTCAGAAGTTTCTGCCTGACCAGTTGCAAGGAATCTATATGTTCCAATTCCAACAGAAGTTTTACCAAATCCAACAATATTAGAACTAATTTCAATCTCATCAGTTAAATCATTCTCATATTGTAAAGAGAATACGGATCCATCAAGTTCTCCACTAAAGGATCCCATTAACGTACCTGAATATCCGTCTATAGGATTATGAGTATCTAAGAAATATTCAGAAGTATAAGTATCTGTTCCATCATGAGTAACATATATTTCCACATAATTCATTTCATCCGTTGTTTTATTCACCAAATGATTCTGAACATGGAAAGAATCAAACTTAGTAGAATCTACTGCTATAATTGATGTAGTGGTAACACCAGAAGTGGCTGTTGTAGCAACACCCACAAATCCAGTTTTATTAACAAATCCTATTGGGAAAGTTCCAATACCTGTAGAAGAATCAAAAGTTTTCTTAATTTCTTTTAAATTATAATCATAATCATATGCATTTGGATTTGGTGTAAATCTAAGAACATTTGCACCCAATGAATTTATCGCAATACTGAATGTTCCTATGCTATAATCATCCTCTAAATTAGATTTTTCTAATAAAACATTATTTGTTCCATTATTTAATACAACTAAATCAGTAGTCTGAACATCAGTAGCATCTAAATTAGTAACTCTATAGAAAATATTCTGATAAGGAACATTACTTTGTAACTCAATAAGATCTAAGTATTCACTTGGATCACCCTCAAGATTGGAGAATTGCTGATTGATATTATCAATCTTAAGAACCTCATTACTTAGAGCAATATTATAATCAGATAAAGCCTTATTTTGGAGTTTTATGAATCGAGATTGAGTTGCACTATTTCCAAAATCATATGCCTCATCATAATCATTAATAGTCCAAACTGTATTATCTTCTACAACATCTTGTATTATAATTGAGAAATCAGTACTAGATGTTCCAACTCTCCAAGATCCATCTGTAGATATTCCACCAGTAGATCTTGTTGTAGAACCTATTCCAACATCAGCAAAATTCTTAAGTCCACTAGTATGAAGTAATGCATTTACTGGACTTCTTAATTCATCAAATCCTTTTGTACTCTTAACAGTATATGAAAGATTTTGATAATAATCATTATCTGGTATTACCTGAGTATCTAAATCAAGTTTTCCAATATCATCAGACCATCCAATATTCTTCTTAACCGAGAATTTAACAGTATATTTTCCTAAGTTCTCTTGAACACTAGAAATAGTGGCTATTGATCCTGAAGTTTGTCCAGTGATAATATCACCAACCTTTAACTCATAACTACCAAATACTTTAATAAAATCATCTTCAGAATGAGTAATTACTAATCCTATTACAACCTCATCTAATATCAGTTCTTCACCAATAATAAATTGATTAGATTCTTCAACTGTAGTGAATGATGGATAATTATTCTTATTAATAATCATTGCAAATGAACCTTGATCAGTTGCTGCTATTCCAGTATTAGTGGATACACCAATTGTCTGAAGATCTATTGTAACTGAATCAGTTGTACCAGTAGTATAATTAGCAACTTTACCAAATTTGTATCCACAATCAGCACTATTAAATCCAGATCCAGCTGAACCAACACGACTGACTCCTTCTATAAAGACTTCATCATTAACCAAGAATGGGAAAGTTGAAAATCCTGATGAAGGTGTATCTAAATAACATGTAAATATTCCAGTTGAATTAGAAACAATCGATGAAATACCAACCCCATTATCATTATTGATGGTGAATAATGTAGTAGGTTCATCGGGAAGACCATTTGGAGGACTTATAATATCAACTCTAGAAATAGCAGATCCTGTTATGAATGGACGAAGAATACCCCTATCAATTTTTTCTCTTGTTGTAGAATCTACAATAACAATATCTGGAGCATCTATGAATTGAGATCCACCACTAGTAATACTAACAACACCTATAGTATTAGAATTTTTAATAGAAATAAGTGGAGATATTAATGCAGTTGGTTCTAGAGTACTATCTGCAGAATACTCAAACCCTTCATTGATAATTCTTACTTGCTTAATATTACCAATAGTTTTTGATTTTGCAATAACATAACCACCAGTTCCTTCTGTAGAAGATGATCCGACAAAATTGGGCAATTTCTTGTAATTAACTCCACCAGAAACAATAGAGGCAGCATGAATACCACCTGTCTCATTTAAAGACTTAGTAGTGTATGAAATAGAATCACACTCAGTATCAGAATATGATAATTTTTCTGGAACTTGATTTAAAGTAAAATCAAATGAGGTAGTACCCACTCCAACAACATTATATGAATTGTTAAAGAGACTATCTACAAATGTTATTTCAGAATAATTAGAAACTTCAGTGTCTGCTGTACTAATAAATCCAGATCTTTCGAGAGAGTAGTACAACTTAGATGGATAAGATGAATCATGATTAAGTGTAGTTGTAGTTCCACTACTGACTATACTGAATGTATTTGTAGTAGATCCTGTAGATACAAAATTATTCTTAAATTCATTATCATAGTAGAATTTTAAATTATAATTTGATAAAGAGGAATCTGATAAATCAAATACTAAGTTATTATTTTTAACAACCTCAAGTTGAGGATTAATTTGATAGAACTTACTAGTTCCAACACCAGCTGCTGTAATATCAACAACTTTTGGTGGGTTAGATAAACAATCTACAGATGTTTCTGATAATTGAATGAAATTATCATCAACAACGTATGTAAAGTATGAACTATTAGTAGTTAATCCAGTAGGGAATGTACCATCAGAAATTGTATAGAATACCTTATCACCTCTTTTAAATCCATGATTATCAATTCTAATAGTGTCAGCAGCAACGTCTATATTTGTGTAAGATGTCTCAACTGGATCAATCAACATATAACCCGTTTCAGAGTCTCTTACAACCCTTACAGCAGTAGATGTACCAATCCCAACTGATAGGTCTGGTTTAATATCCAACTTAATTTGGTCTCCAAATTTTAAATTGGATGTGGCAACCGTAGATATTGCAACTGTTCCTGTTATTTTCTGAAGTTCTCCAGTTATTTGTGGATAATTGGTTGTGAATGTATACTTATCATCATAATCAGCACCACCAGCAGTAAAGTAAAGGTCTTTAAAATCACCACTAGTTGTACCAATACCTGTTTTTATACCAATGGTATTTGGAGTGACATCAGAAACATAAACAGTTGATGGAAGATCGAATGTATCTGTAGTGATAGCTATCCCTGTAGCTACTACAATGGCAGCTTCACCACCCGTATCAAATGTTAATTCCTGATCAACTTTAAATGGATGATCCTCAAGATAAATTCTTTGAGTCGGTATATTTCTTGTAATTATTTCTGTAGAACCAAAACGGAAGGAAGTTTTATGTGTGACTCCTGCTGTTGTACCAAATCCAACTGATTGTGTTGGGTTAAAGTAAACTATATCATTTACTTCTGATTCGAAAGAATCTGTTGTTTTCTCGATAGTAAAAGAATCTGGAAGATATGTTATGGGTGAAGTTATACTATGAGCAAGTCCTGTTGATCTTACAACTCTTAATGCTTTAAGATCTCTATAGATATTAAGAATTTTTAGTTCTTCAGTATTTGTTCCACCAATTTCAGCAGTGCTTCCTATTGAAAGAGAATTTGGTATTGAACTAACATATATTTCTGTTGTTATTCCCGTTGCAGATGGTGTTATCTCCGAAATTATTGATGCAGATTGAGAAGAAACTCCAATTTGATAGTTTCCATCTATTTGAGTTAGTGCTGGAACACTAGAAGAAATACCAGATGAAGTAGAAACACCAGAAATTATAATATTATCATTGTTTATCCAATTATGACTTGGTAATACAGTAACTTTTACTGTCTTATTATCCACCCAACTGAATATTGCGTTTTCATATGAAGATGTTGTGACACTTACACCAACAACATCCTTACCTTTTAATGATGAAACCTTAGCAACTACTCCAGAACCACCACCATTGTTGTCAAAATCAATAGAATCATTAATTTTATAATTTTCTCCTGCTGAAACAACCGATAATTGGTCAACTGAACCATCAGTAACTGATTTTATTTCTATTTTTTGATCTTCGAGTTCATTTGTTTCGATAATAAAGTCATTATCAGCATTTTTATCAGCAACTCTGTAAGGAAATGTGTTTCTTTTTAGATCTGATCCCTTAAAATCAAAATCTTGGTCAATATTTTGCTCTAAAGGTAGTGATCTATAAGAATTTCCGATGAAATATGGGAATTGTGTCTTACCATCACCATCAATAGTTGCAAAATATGCATAAACACCATCAGGATATTCTGGTGTTTTTCCAAATCTACCATTATTAACATCTAAATCACCATTATTTGTGAATTTATAGTCATCTACGAAGAAACCAGCAGCAAATCCAACAGGTCTATCTACAATATTTGCAATATCTGCCTCATAACCACTAACTAATCGTCGTGCATCACTTGATGAATCTGCAGAATCACTATAACCAAAAGAACCATATACTGGATTTCCATCATATGCCCATCCAATAATTTTAGAAGGAACTGTGGTACCACTTCCTACCTCACCAAAAGAGTCTCTATAAGTCTTTGCATACCCACAAAGACTATAAGATAAATTATTATCACCTTCTAATAACAACTCATCACCCATTTTATTGTTTAAATTGAGTGATAATGGTCTAACAGAAGCACTTAATTTTCCATTTTTACCTGGTGAATCAACTTTAATATAAGATGTACTCGAATATCCAATTCCAGCATTGATAATTTTAACATCACTTATCCTATTATCAGT